GCAGTTGGTATGTAGTGTCTTCACCATACACGACTGGCCCGCCTATCGGCTGCGTATGGTATACCCCCCCTCCACGCTTAATGTGTTTTCGGTTTTATTGCGTTTGGGGATGCCTCCAGAGCGGGAAACTGCTCCTTCGGGATCTTTTTGGCGTGGCTAGACTTTAACACCCCATCGCCTATGGGGATAGTGTGCTAGCTGACACCCGGAATATTGATAGTTTCGAGTTATTCGCTGTTCCAGTCCAGGTGTTAGCCCCAAAAGTAACTACGGCTTGCGTTGTGGGTTCCGCAATATACACGTACAAACATTTGGAAAAGGAATAGATTGTGCTAGATGTTGCCACTTGGTTGTACTCATACACCGTATTAGTGTCTGTTGATGCAGAGCAGTTGGTAAAAGTACAAGCAGCTGAGGTATCACAAGCCGAGAATGTGGTTGCTGGATTAATGGTCAATATAATACCATAGGTGCCATAACTACCCTTTGGGAATGTTATAGCCTTGCCTGTGGAAGCTAGAGTCACATCCATGGATCCGAGTTTAATTTGTGTCCCAACCCAATAATCTGACGTTGTGACACTACCGGTACACCTAGCAATAAAGCTCTCATCAGTCGTTGATATTGATGAGTATAGTACTGGTTTCTTCAACTCTACCTCATAGGTGACCCATAGATCACCCACGGGATTACCTGTAGTTTGTTGTCCCTGGACAGCCACATGAGTGACTCCAAGGTCATACATTAACCTGTTCTCCGTTGAAGGGAGGACCCCAGATCTAACATACTGTATGTTAAATGGATTCTCCCTCGGGTCACATTCAATTGGATGACAAAATGGTTGAGAGGGTACAGATTCACTAGCCCAGTACTCATTGAGTATCTCCAGTTTACTGCTGGGGGCACTATCTGTGGCACGGTAAGATGTTTGAATCATAACAGTACCTAGTGCTGGGTTCGTGCTGGAGACGGCATCACCACTACTTGGAACGTAATGGAACACCATCCCCTTAATTTTGTACTCTTGGAAATTGGCCGCTATGGTCGACAACCATGGGAACGACGTCTGAACTCCCGGGTTAAGAGTGTATGAATTCACCACACTAAAGGTGGTAGACCCAGTGATCTGCCCGAGATACTCCTTATGTCTAATCACCACTGATTGTCCCCCATTATGCATTGCGGGTATTGAACCATCTGGGGTTAATATGGTATTGGAACGCACCTTATATGCACCCGACCCGAGCCATTTACTCAGAGTTGCCCCGAGTGATGTGCCGAGTCCTGCGCCAACCTCGGGGTATCCAATATACGCGCCGAGAGTGCCTCCACCAATTCCGCCCAGAGTGCGTAAGGCCATCCCTAGTCTCGTCATCTCCTTCTTTTCCTCCTTCGCTTTCTTCTCCGCTTTTGGTTTAACGGTAACCTTCTTCATTGTCTTTTTCGCCATGTCAGTGCGATAGTTTGTTATTTATTTAATTATGGTTTATATACCATCCCCCATGCCTCCCAGTAGCATGGGGTGCCACCGTCGAACTTTATAGTGGTGTTCCGAAATTTAGTCTCAAGTGCTTTCTGTTCCGTGTAATCAAGGTCAAATGCGGAGTAAAAGGATGCGCGTGTCTCATCACGCACAGGGGCATTCTTGGAAGCCAACCCCCTGGCTAGAAACCTCGCACCACATTCCATGTACACAGCATCCGACATATGGCTTGGTAGACCGTTGCGCATGTACATTTTGTAAAACTCCTGCATTACTGGTATCCCACTACAAAGGGATAACCCACACTCACCCACACTGTACAGCCACTTACGCATTACCTTCTCATTCTGGAAGAACGTAGTGGCTATAGAGTCCTTCTCAATAGCCGTGTGGTAGTCTCGCACCATTATTCCCGACCGCCCGCGCCTAATCCAGGCCATTTGGCAAAACCTAATAGCCTCAATATCGCACACGGGTTGTTCGACTTTGATACGGAACCCATACGGCAAGAAGTGAGTTGATGCCGCTTCCATCACTAGCATGCTATACCTCTTTGACACAATGATCCCACAGTCATCACCATTGTTGAGCACCCGGAGTGGTATCCCAAGCTTCTTCTTGAGTGTATAGAGCATGCCACACATGATGAGACAATTGCCCATACCAGTGTTCATGTCACCACTCATCCGACGACCTGGTGCAGTATATTTAACAAACCCGTCATCACACCATCCCTTGCCTCGGGTGACGAGTTGCCACCGGAGCATCCGGGCAAGATCGGGTGAATTGAATATACGATTGTATACACTATGCTCCCACTTCAGTAAGGGAACGGTAACGTGCATATCAAACCTACTTGCATCCAAGCCGATGTAGCAGGGATCCGGGATGGACCACCACATGTCCTCAACGACTTCACCTAGTTCAACTACATTTAGTCCTTTCGCTACGACAACACGCTGTCTAAAACAACGTGCAATCGCCTTATAAACTGAATGTTCTGCTTTCTTTAAATAAACTCCAACGCAAACGTTATACCGTGGGTCCCGTGGCTGGATAACTCTAGGACATCCAGTCCTCTTGACCTTCTCACACTTAACAAACATTTTCACATACGCGTCCCGTCGTCGCAACGGGATGTTCCCTAGGGACTCTACTGCGTTACTATATATGGTGTGCCGACGACCTTTGTAACACGATGCAAACTCTTCACGAGTGATCGGGGTGGTTGGCCCATCATAGCTAGCTAACAGCCGGTTTCTGAAATTATCAAGTGCAGGAGGGTATGAGTGGACAGTAATTATGTCCTGCCACACGTCCCCATCGTAGTATTTGAGTACTCTACCGTATACCGCTTGCGCCAGTGTACCCACTGACTTTCCATTCACCCATAAACGCCTCTCAACACCGACGTCTATGAGTGAGACCCTCCGCTGGCGTACCGCACCATGGTTACAGTGCACAACCAACTGGACCGGGTAATCCTTACGTCCCACTGTTTGTGTCCAATTTAGCTCGCATGGTTTCGCGAGCCAATCATCTGCTACAATGGTATGTGATGTGAACAACCGGTCCATGTGCAACCTTGGGCGGCACCCCTATCTTATTCCACCACCCGCACATTGATTCCAGACCCGACGTAGCCATGATTTCTCATACCGCCGGAATCGCCTGAAGTCCCTGCGAGTGGTTAACTCGATAGTTGGAGGTTGGTAGACCAAGTGTAAGATTAACGGCATGAAATATGCCTTATGTGTAGGTCTTACACGATATGTGCTCATAATGTTGTCCGCATGCCTGCGTAGTATCATGTCATTAACCTTGTTATGTTCAAGGTCACCATGTCTTGCACGCAATTCGGCAGCGACAGCACTAGCAAATGACGCTCGTTTATTTTCTGGAATGGCTCCATAATCCATAACTAGAATAGCATCAGTGACGTCTAAATAGGTTGGTCCGACACCTATTGGACCGCTGGTTAACTCCCCAGCTGGAGTCGGTTCTACGAACCTATGCCTATAGCTCTCAGTCTTGCGCTGCTCAACACATTCGGAAATGTGTGTGTCGTTATCATACGCATGATCGAGGGTTTGTACTACCAGTTGGTAGGCAGCCTTATCCCTCTTGTACTGTTTGACCTTCCGGTAGGCACAACCGGAACAGCCTAAAGCCGTGGTAACTATTAACGTTGTAAACATGACCCAACCTGTTTGAGTTATCGAGTCGAATCCACTTTATGGAGTT